AGGACCAGGACAGAGATGAGGCCGATCGGTTCATTAAGATCATCGACAACTATGAGGATTTGAAACAACCGAAATTCAATGCAGCAGAACACGCGCTGTTGCACCCGAACGGAATGACCGATGAGTGTGGGAAGCTGGTGGAGGTTGAGCAGCCCGGCCCTGCCCTTGAAATTGAGCAGAGTTGTGGAAATTGCTTTCATTTTGCTAAATGCCGTTCATTGGGAATTACCGATAGTGCTGACCGAACAGAATGTGATTTCACTCCCAGTAGATGGAAAGAACCGACAACCTTCACCCCGAAGCCCGAACCGCAGGAGCAGTCTGAGCAGGAAATAACCACAGAAGAATATGCCCGGTATGCACTGAAGTTCATTGGAGAACTACAGCAGCAGATAGACGAGTTGAGCGAACGCATCAAGAAACTGGAGGAGATATGAGTGAAACAGCACAAGGCCCTAACAGGGCGGAACGGCGCAGGATGGTCAAGAAAAATCAGATCAAGGGTGGGTTGCTCACCCAGAAAGACATTGACAGGTTGAAAATGTTTTCTCCGGGGCGGGAACTGAAAATGCGGGGCGTGTTGTGACTGGCACCTGGGAGGATTTCTATAAGTTTGAATTTGATCATTTTGTGTACGGACTTTACTTTTTCCACGCTACCCCGGAGCAGCAGCGCCGCTTGAAAGACGCTGAAAGCCCGGAATATAGGCGATTCATTGAAGCGGCTGGCCAGGTGTTTAACAGGATTCACAAACAACGCTTGCGGTTGACCTGGGCGGCTATGAATCACAAGCCCGACGCTGATCCGTGCGGCAGCTTGCAGCGGGAAATCAATGAAATGTTTGAAGAACTAGATCAATACACGGGAGGAAAATATTGATGTTTGAAAAAATCAACACAGCAGTGGACAAATTCAAAAACATGATGAGCGGGGCTGTTGCACGAAAAATTAAAAACCTTGAATTTCTTTTCGCTCTCCAGGTTGAAAACAGGAGAGTATTAAGCAATCGCCTTGAACAGCTGGAAAGAAAAATTAAGGTATTTGGAGCTTGTCAAAGAGGGCATGCAGATGATTGGAATATCCTTGAAAGGCGCATTGTAACGATTGAAAACGGACATCTTGAGCAAATTAAACACGATATGCGAAAGTTTAACGAACGCATTGAGAAGTTGAAAGAGTGGGCCGCGATTACATCTGATAGGTTTGAAACGTCGAATTGGGAACATTATCAGGATGTGCTTAACCGCATTGAAAAGCTGGAAAGTTGGGAAAAGAGTGTATCACTATGGCTTGAACCGCGCATATATCCACAAGGAACAATTGTGTACGGATCAGGTCACAGCGGTGGAAAATCGTTTGAAATGGAAGAGCGGAAGCTTTATGAAAAGGTACTAAATGGCGAAAGGGTGCTAATTGGCGAAAGGGTGCTAATTGGGCGGTGCAAGGATTGCAAGAACTTCCCCAAACAAAAAAACGAAAAGTGCAAAAAGACAGGTGAGAATGTTTTTTATTGCCCTGACTTCGGCTGCATTCATTGGGAAAAACGAGACCTGGCTTAACCGGGCGAAATAAGAGAGGGTAAAGCATGCCAATATTTCCATCAGACTCAGAAGACGATAAATACACCGGGCCGGAGACCTGCAGCCCGAAGTGCAAACGGTACCTTGAGGCGGTCCTTGAATACGGTCTCTCCGCCGAGGAACGCATGATCCTGAGCTGCCGTTGGGAAGGCGACACCTGGACCTCGATTGCAACCAGGGTGCGAAAAAGCAGCACTGCAACCAGGCGCATGTATGATGCAGCCTGTGTTAAAACAAGGCGCATGGTCCAAATTATCAGGGATATCTAAACCCACTTTCTGCCATTTTCGGCAAATTTGAGCCCTTATTAGAGGGCTTTTTTTATGCCAAAAGGCGAAAAATTAACAGCAAAACAAATGCGCTTTGTGGTCGAGTACCTGGTGGACTTGAACGGGACCCAGGCGGCGATCCGCGCGGGGTACTCCGAAAAATCAGCCGCGCGCATTGCGTACAAGCTCATGCTGAACCCGAGAATCAAGGCGGCGATCCAGCAGGAAGCAAAGAAACTCATTGAGCGGGCAGAGATCCGCTCCTGGTCGGTTTTGCGCGAAGCCGGGCGCCTTGCGTTCGCTAACATCTCCGACTTTGTGCAGTGGACCGGCACAAGCTTCCGATTGAAACCTGACGCTATGATCCCGAAAGAGGCCAGGGCGGCAATAGCTGAGATATCAGACACAAGGTACGGCATCAAACTCAAAATGCACTCAAAACCGGAAGCATTGCGCCTACTGTTCGATTACCTGGCGCTGTCACAGTCGGGCGCTCAGGATGACGGGGGCAGCTCCACGGTGTTTGTCGCGCCCGAAATGTGCACGGAAGAGTCATGGCGAAAAATATCCAAGTCATAAAAGCCCAGGAAGGGCCACAATGGAAGCTGCTCTGCTGCCCTGCTGACCAGATACTATTCGGCGGGGGAAGGGGCGGCGGTAAGTCATACGGGCTGCTGCTTGACTGGCTCGCACACGCAGAACGCTGGAAGGCGGACGCGAGAGGCATAATTTTCAGACGCACATATGACGAGCTGGAAGACCTCATAGAAAAGGCTGACCGTATCTTCCCGCTTTTCGGCGCTAAATGGAAGGACTCGAAAAAGACCTGGCATTTCAAGAACGGCGCGCGTCTGAAAATGCGCTATCTCGATCGGGACAAGGATGTTGAACGATACCAGGGCCATGAATATACATGGATGGGGTTTGATGAGCTGGGGAACTGGCCGTCTCCGGTCCCTATAGACAAACTATACGCGTGCTTGCGATCCGCGAAGATCCCGGCTGAGTTTCTGCGCTGGGTGGCTTCCTGCAACCCGGGCGGCCCTGGGCACAACTGGATCAAAAAGCGCTTTGTAGATCCAGCGCCTCCGTTTCAGATTCACTACGCCCTGCAAGAATTCGAAGGGCAGAGCATGCAAATATCGCGCTGCTTCCTGCCTTCTCTCTATACGGACAACAGCGCCCTGGTTGAGCAGGACCCAACCTACATAATCAGGATTACTGCAGGCCTTCCGGAATATCTCAAGCAGGCCTGGGCAAATGGAAATTGGGACATAACAGCAGGCGGCATGTTTGATGATATCTGGGAAAAGGGCATTCATGTTGTGAAGCCCTTCCGCATTCCCCCTGGCTGGCTTGTAAATCGCTCTTTTGACTGGGGGTCTGCAAAGCCGTTCAGCGTGGGGTGGTGGGCGCAATCAAACGGGGAAGAGTTCAAACGCGCAGACGGTTCAACCGGTTGTGTTCCCCCTGGCACCTTGTTCCGGATCAGCGAGTGGTACGGGTGCTCAGAGTTCGAGGATGACACAGGCCTGATGATGTCCCCGAGCGCAGTAGCGGAAGGAATCACAGAACGCGAGCAGTCCGGCATCCTGGCCAACCTTGAGATTGAACCGGGTCCGGCAGACTCAAGCATATATGCAAAGCCTACGGGCATCGGGAAGGATGAAAAATCCATAGCTGAAAAGATGGAAGCGGCAGGCGTTTACTGGGAAAAGTGCGACAAAGGCCCGGGCAGCAGGATCAACGGATGGGCGCTCATGCGCGAAATGATAGAAAACAGTGTTAAACACCCCCTGGAAAAGCCGGGGCTTTACATTTTCGACACATGCAGATCCTGGATATCAATAGTTCCGCTGATGCAACGGGATCAAAAAAAACCTGATGACATAGACACAAACACCGAGGATCACCTGGCGGATGAAACTCGTTACCGGATCATGAAAAAACAACACGGCACATTCAGCGGCTCATTAAATTGAAGAGAGGTATAGAACCATGCAGCTTGTGAACGAACAGCAGCAAAAGGCAAAGATTAACACCCCTGATGACTACTGGAAGGAACGGCAGGAAGACTTCCAATTAGCGCGCGACCTGGACAAGGGGCGCAAGGCTATGATCAAGGCCGAAGTCAAGTATCTGCCAAAGGAGCCGAAGGAAAAGCCGAAGGCGTACGAGGTGCGGCTACACCGCACAGACTTTTACCCCGGCTTCAGCGAGTGCCTGGACGACCTTACAGGCGCAGTGTTCAAGCGGGATATCATGTTGGGGGAGGATGCAACCGAGGAGCAAAAAAAGTTCCTGGAAAATGTGGATTTGGAAGGGAACAACCTCAGTGTGTTCGCAAAGTCCCTTTTTCGGAATGCTGAAAAATACAGCATAGCGTATTTCCTGGTGGAATTTCCGAACGTCCAGAAGGGAATCAACCTGGCTCAGGAGCGCAAAATGGGCGCGCGGCCCTACTGGCGCGAAGTTGAGGCCCCGGACATTATTTTCATGGCTTCCAGGGTTGTGAACGGTGAACGCCGCCTGGTCGATTTACGCATTCAGGAAATGGTCACAATCCCGGACGGCTTTGGCCTGAAAAAGACTCAGCAGATCAGACGCTATGTGCAAAAGTTTGACGCCCAGGGCCAGCCCGAAAGGGTTGACTGGGAAGTGTACAAAAAGAAACCGGACAAAGATGAGTACGAGGAAATTCCTACAGGCGGCACTGGAACGCTCAACCCGGTCAAACGCATTCCGCTTGTGCCGGTCTATACAAAACGTGACGGGTTTATGCGCGGAAAGTGGAGACTCGAACATTGCGCATGGCTGAACGTGATGCACTGGCAGAGCAGCAGCGATCAACGCAACATTTTGCGGGTAGTCCGGTGCCCGATCTTGGCACATGCCGGGTTCTACAAAGACACCGACAAAGACATCACCATCAGTCCGAACACTCACCAGGGCACCACCAGGCCAGAGGCGAAAATGTGGTATGTGGAGCATTCTGGCCAGGCGATTGAAGCAGGGGCAAACGACCTGGAACGGCTGAAAGGCGAAATGCAGCAGACTGGAAAGAAAATGGCAATCAAGAAGACCGGCAGTATCACAGCGACCGAGGCCGGGATCAACACGGCCCAGAGTCAGTCCGAACTGCAATCCGACTCGAAGAGCCTGAAGGACGCCCTGGAAAACGGCTACGCGCTGAACGCGGAGTGGGTGGGCAGTAAAGACCCTGCCCCGTCAATAATCGTCAACACGGATTTCGGAATTCTTGAAGCAGATAGCGGCAATAACAAACTGCTGCTTGAGTCTACCCAGGCGGGAAAACTCTCTACGCGCACATACCTGCAGGAATTGAAGCGCCGGAACCTGCTTGAGGAAACCCTTGACGTCCATGAGGAGTTGGAACAAATCAAGATCGAGCAGGCGCTGAACTGGCTGGGTAACAGCGCTGGCGAGGATGAGGAAGGCGAGGGCGGGGAAGAGTGAACGCCGCTAACAAGCTGCATTATTACCACACGCTGCATTCCGTCAATCTGGAAAAGGTGAAGCTGGAATCAATTCAGCAGATCATGAAGTATTTTAAGCGCATGCGGTCCGACTTGGCTGGTGAACTTGCGAGGCTTGACCCGACCGAACCGGCAAGCATGACTTTTAAGCAACGGCGCGCTCAGAAACTATTTGAGCGAGCCGAGCAGGTGATAGCAGAAGGCTACAGGGAAATCGAAAAAAGAATGCGCCCTGAATTAAAGGATGCAGCAGCCATGGAGGCAGAGTTTTCCCGTCAGGCCATAAACAGGGCGGTAGGGGTTGAGATAGCCTCTGTCGCCCTGCCTGCTACCACAATGGAAAAGATCGTTTCTGATGTGATGGTTATGGGCGCACCATCCAAGGAATTCTGGGCGCGTGAGGGTGCGAGGCTCACAAACAAATTCAAGGATTCAATCCGGATGCACCTTCTCAGAGGCGACACCCTGGGGAAGATGCTGCAAAGCGTCCGGGGCACCAGGGAAATGCAATTCACTGACGGCATTCTGACCGCGAGCACCAGGGAAGCAGCTGCCCTAATCAGAACATCCGTGCAAACTGTGGCTAACAGGGCCGCTGAAGCCGCCTACAGGGAAAATAATGACGTGGTGAAAGGTTACGTGTGGCTTTCCACGTTGGACAACCGCACGACCGAAATATGCGCGGTCAGGGACGGCCTGGAGTATACCCTTGACGTTGAACCGATCGGGCATACTATGCCCTGGCTGGAAGGTCCAGGCTCTGTGCATTACCAGTGCAGGTCCAGGTCCATGCCGCTTCTGGCTGACTATGACGGGCTACCCAAAGACAAGCAGGACGCAATCAGGACGGCCGGCAAGCGCTCAACCATGTTTGGGCCGGTTGAACGCGGGACAAAATTTGAGCCCTGGCTGAAAGACATGGATAAAAAGCGGCCTGGGTTTGCGGATGAGATCCTGGGCCAGAAAAAAGCGCAACTTTGGCGCAAATCAAAGCTGAAACTCAGCGACATGGTGAACGGGGACGGGAAACCACTTCCGGCCAGGCTCCTCAGAAAAAAATACAGTAAGGAATGGGCCAAAGCGTTCAAGGAAGAATAATCATTTCTGCCGTTTTCGGCAAAAACTCCCCTTTATAGAGGTACAAAAAAAACGCGGAGGGATTCCGCACAATTTACAAGCGGGAGGCTTGCAGAATGGCACTGAAAAAATTCTACGGCACACAAGAGGAAATCCCGGAAGCGCTCCGGAATCTGTACATCCAGAAGGACGGGAAGTTCGTACTGGACATTGAGGGCGGCGTTGAAGACGTGACTGGGTTAAAATCGGCGCTTGGCAAGGAACGTGCCAGGGCGGACAAGGCTGAGAAAGACTTGAAATCATGGGCTGAATCGGGCGTTGAAGCGCCTGACAAAGTAAGGGAGTTACTTGCGCAGCTCGACACACTCAGCAAACTCGACCCGAAAAGCGAGGCTGAAAAGCTTGCTCAGGCAAAAATCGAGTCAATCAAAACACAACTAACCGACTCCCATAGCAAGGAAAAGAAAATCTTGCAGGACAAAAACGTCTCTATAACCTCGCAGCTCAAAGAGGTGCTTGTAGACAAAGAAGTGCAGAGGGTTCTGTCTCTGCCTGACGTCAAAGGCAATGCAACCTTGCTACTGCCGCATATCCGCAGCAAGGTCCAGATGGTCGAAAACTCACAGGGAACGTATGTTGCCCAGGTGCTCGATGACGCGGGAAACCCCCGTGTCAACTCAGACGCCCGGGATATGTCGATCACCGACCTGGTGAACGAGTTCCGGCAGGATCCCGTGTTCGCAAGTGCTTTTGAAGGAACAGGCTCAAGCGGCTCAGGCCCTCAGAACAACGCGGGCGACAACTTTACGCCCGGAACAGTAGATAACCCTACTGTTTTACGCTCGAATGACCCGTTCGTGCTGGGAGAGCACGCGGAGGCAATCGCGGATGGTTCCGTGATTGTCGAACCACCGGAATAACAAAAGGAGTAAAAACATGAAATTTCTGGTCATTATACTCATGGCCCTTACACTGCCGTTAAGCGCAGCTACATTTTCCAGCAGCGGCCTGCCCGAAGGCGCGTCCATTATCTTCGGCAGCACCTCAACAAGCTCAGACACATACTATGCGCCGTATGTAAACAGTGATGGCAAACTGCGGATAGACACTGTCGATACCGTGAGCGCCATTACGCTGAGCGAGATTGACACGGTTGAAGTGCTTGAAACTGTAGAGATTGTATCCGAGGTTTCGAACGTAACAAGCGTTGACACCGTGGACACGATCACGAGCATAACAGGCGGGTCCATTGATGTTGATTATTTGACTGAGGGTTTTCTCACCGAGGTTGCGCGCGGGAACGTGTCCGGCGTGGACCTGTGGACCCTTACCCAGATTAACGACACGCTGCCTACCAGTAAAGAACTGATTTCCCCGCAGAGCACGATCGAGCAGAACGCAGCAGCTGCTGCAACACTGTATATATCATCCTCAAGCGGAACCGATGACAAGGACCTGCAGGGTGTGCAGAGCGTAAAAATATGGGGAATCAACGGCAGCGACGCGCTTATTTCAGAGGAAATTGACATTGAAGGACAAGCCACGGTAGAAACCACCGCATCGTTCGCGTACGTGATAAAAGCGGCGGCCCTGACCGAAGGAACATCCGGCCAGGTCGGTGATATCTACGTCCATAAAAACGATAATATCACTACAGGCGTTCCTGATGACACTACGTCAACCTACCTCAAGATCCCGATCGGGTATGGAAGTTCCGGGAACGGCAAGTTCTTTGTTCCTGCCGGAGATACTGCAGTCCTGGTGGATGCAAACATCAGCTGCAGTGGAACAGGGCCCTATGTGGTGTATCTGTTCAACAAGAAAGACGGGGCTGCAAATAATCTGTTGGGGATCTACTGCCTTGATGACGGTGCGGATCACGTTCCGTTGAACATCCCACTTGAGGCCCTGGAATACATACACTGGGAAGCGCTGTCGGCAAACGCGGGCGATGATATCGCGGTTACTTTCCGCGTGCTGCTTTATTAAGCAGTAAAACTAACAAAGGAGTTTAAACAATGTCTTTATCAAATACACTAACCCCGTTGATCCCTAAGATTCTCGCCCGCACCCTGGCCGTCCTGCGCAATCAGTGCACCATGCCGCGCCTGGTGTTTCGTGGATATGAAAAAGAGGCGAAAAAGAAAGGAAATGTTGTTACCATCCCTCTTTCCGCTTCGCAGACTGTCGGAGACGTCACTCCCGCTGTGTACGGGCCGAGCTCTGGGAACAAGACAATTTCCAGCGTGTCCTTGACCCTGAACAAATGGAGAAACACCTATTTCGGGCTGACTGATCAGGAAATGACCCACATTGCCGCGGACAAGGATTTTATTCCTGGCCAGATGGCCGAATCCGTGGCCGCCCTGGCGGACGATGTGAACGAGTACCTGCTCAGCCTGTATGTGGGCATCTACGGTTATTCCGGCACTGCTGGCACGACCCCGTTTCAGACAAATGCCCGCGCGCTGACCGGTGCAAGGAACGCCCTGAACGCTCAGAAGTGCCCGAACTTTGACCGTGCTTGCGTCCTGGACAATGACGCAGCTGAGGAAGTCCTGAACCTGTCAAGCTTTGCGGATGCGAGCAAGACCGGTGAGAACAAGGTCAAGATCGAGGGCCAGATGGGCCGCAAATACGGATTCAACCTGTATGAGGACAACGCTGTTTCCTCTCATACAGCCGGAACAGACGGTGGAGCAGCTACTATCAACTCCGCCACAGTTGAGCCTGTCGGAGAAACTACCATTAAGCTCAAGGCTGTCGGTGGAACTCTGGCGCTTCTGGAAGGCGATATCATCACCATTGCGGGCGACACACAGACTTACGTGGTTGACGATGACGTTACGATCACGAGCGGGAACACTGGCGATTGTGTAATCGCCCCTGGGCTCAAGGTCGCAACATCTGGAGATGAGGCAATCACCATCAAGTCAACTCACGTGTGCAATCTTGCGTTCAACCGGATGGCCTTTGCTTTCGCGTCCGCTCCCACTGCAAACGCTACCCTGCGCAATGCAGGCGCGCAGATTTCAAGCATGGCCGACCCTCAGACTGGATTGGTCATTGAGGCCGAAATAATCAGGCAGTACAAGCAGGTAGTGTTTGACGTTTCAATGCTGTACGGCGCAGTGCTTCTGCAGGCAGCGAGGGCCGCGAGGGTCGCGGGATAACTTAACAAAGAGATCACAGGCGCCGGGGCTGAACCCAACAGGCATACAGCCTGAGTCCCGGGCCTGATTTCTATTATTTCAGAAAGATCAAAACTGGAGGAACACACAAATGGCACGTTACCAGGACGACAAAAAGGAAAACAAATTTGAGGAAAGGTACAACGCGAGTCTGATCACCAGGCGCAGACCCCCCGTGCCTGAATATGACGAAATGGAGCGGGCGTACCTGGAAGCAAATCAGCACAAGTTCAAATGCACAACCATCCTAATGAAGAATAAAGAAACCGGGCATGTGATCAAGGTGTCTGAGCATGACAGCCAGCGCAGGCTGGAACTGGCTCAGCTCGGATACGAAACGGACAACAGCACGCCCAGGGCGCCGGAAGCAGGCGAACGGATTGAACTTTCCAGCGATGCCCAGAAAGAACTGGACCAGGAAGAGTTCGAAAAGCGCGTTAAACGGATGAATAAAAAGGACCTGATCGAGCTTGCAAAGCGCATGCAGATCCCGGCGGAGGGAACTGTGGACGAACTCAGGGAAAAAATCCTGGAAAAGGGCTCCGACAAACAGGGCGAGGATAACGAGGAGTAAAACAGCATGAGCTTTGTAGCTGAAGACGGGACAGGCAAATCAGACGCTAACAGTTTCGTCAGCCTGGCTGACGCTGACGCCTATCACGCTGATCGGCGCAGTGCCGCGGCCTGGGATGCGCTTGACGATGACGATGAAAAAAAGCCGTATATGATCGAGGCTACCACCTGGATTAATTCCCTGGACTTCGAGAACGGCAGCCCAATTAGCGATACTCAGGCGCTGTTTTTCCCGGCATACGGGGCCTATGACCGCAACGGCTTTATGATCGACTCGGATGTTGTGCCTCAGCAAGTCAAGGACGCAACGGCTGAGCTGGCCTATCGCATACGAGACACGGAGGTTGAAGCGGACCAGGAACGGCAGAAAAACCGGGTAAAAATGGGACCTATGGAAGTTGGGTATGACCCCTACAGCACTTTGCAGAAACAGTATCCCTTTGTCCTGCGCATCCTCAAGGGTTTGATCCGCGATTCTGGTTGTGGCGAGCTTGTGAGAGGGTAGAGTGTTTTGAGCACTGAACTTGACAAGGTTTTTGTCCCGCTTGCGTATAACCTGCTTCAGGAGTTTGGTAAGTCTATGACCCTGACACAGACGACCAGGGGCGCGAAGAACTGGGATACCGGGGTTGTAGCTTCCGGGTCATCTACAGCCTATTCGATCAAGGGCATGGAGGTTGAATATTCTGCACGCGAAATTGACGGGAAAACGGTCAAGTTTGGTGATAAGAAAATCTTTATCTACGCCCAAGGGCTCCCGACCGACCTGGCCACAAGCGCAAAGCTCTACACGCTCACAATTGATTCAGTTGTCTGGAACATCGAAACCGTGAAAACGGGCGTGTCCGGTGAGGATAACGCCTACTACGAGTTACAGGTGAGGCGGTGATATGAGCACAAATGCAGCCGCACAGGAAGCTTTTGAACTTGGCATAGACAAGTTCTTTGATGAGGCAAAGCAGCGCACGCTCAAGAATTTCAAGCGGTTTGTGCTGGACCTTGCCTGGGCGATAATTGAAGGCACACCGGTTGACACTGGGCGCTTAGCGCGGGGTTGGTCTATAGAGTTCAACCGGCCGGGCGGGTACATCCCACAGCAAAGGTCCGCAAAAGGCACCGCAAGCAAGCAAGCCGCACACAACGCAATCAAGCGGAAGCTGGGTGAACTCAGGGACCTAAAAGCACTGCCGCACTGCGCCTATCTTTACAACAACCTCCCATACGCTCATGCAATCGAATACGGGCATTCAAGTGTGAAGGCGCCCCGTGGCATGGTGCGGGTTGCGATAGCTGAACTCAAGGGGGCTTTCGGGATATGAGCACCTACAAACAGGCTAAAATAGACATACAGAAACACTTTTACACCGGTTGGACTGCAGCCGGTTATTCTGCCTCAATTGTAGCTTGGTTGAATGAAAAGTTCACAAAACCCAGCAATTCCGTGTGGGTGCGTTTTACAATCCTGAACGCCGGCGGCCAGCGTGTAGAACTGGGAAGTGCCGACAACAAACTATTCACAGGAATTGTTGATGTCGAACTGTTTTACCCGGAAGATCAGGCCGGGCTGAATACAATATATGACTACACGGACGCCATTGTGGCGATCTTCGAAAATCAGACGGTCGAGGGCACGCATTTTGATGAACACAATCTGGAAGGACCGAATGAGTCAGAAGATGGGTGGCTGAAAACAAACATCAGCTTCCCCTTTCAAAGATATGGATAAGATAAAACCGGGAGGTAAACGGAAATGTCTATAAACATCGGGCACGAAAGGGATATCAAACTTCTTGTAGAAGACGAATGGGGGACGACACCCAGTTCTGCGCTGGAACTGTTCAAGGTTACAAGCGCGAAGATCAAGCCTGTATTCGACATTGCTGAGGATGACGAGATTCAGTCCAGCGGCAGGGAGCAGGACCACCAGATAGTTGCGCAGCATGCTGAAGGTGATATGCGTTTCAACGTCCGGTTCTGCGATTGCATGGCGGATATCTTCCAGAACGCTTTGGGTGCATCTTCCTGGACCTCCGTGGACATTGACGGGGAAACGGACATAGCGTTTAACGCCACTGACAACGCGCTTTCAAGCACGTCAACCAATTTCATATCAAACAATATGACTATTGGCATGATTATCAAGGTTTCTGGGGCCACCGAGAGCGAAAACGGAGGACTGGCAAAAGTAACCGCCTTGGCCGCGAACAAAGCGACCCTGTCAAGCGGCTGGCTGGACTTGGAAGATGAAGCAGCGGGCGACGCAATAACCATTGTGGGCGATTACATACGTGACGGATCAACGCTCAAGGGATTCAGCATCGAGGATGAATACACGAATATTGCTGAGTTTGAAAGCGCTGTGGGCATGACTATTCGGAGCCTTGCAATCAATATACCGTCTAAGGGCCGGATTACAGGTTCTACAAGTTTTTACGGGAAAACGCACGCCCTGGCGCAGGCTACGATCGGCACAGGCTCAGACACCGCTGCAAGCTCGAATAACCCCATGATTACAGGGACTGGCGTGGATGCGTTCTACATTGACAATGCAAGCTCTGGTGTGGGTGACGTGTCTTTGGACTTCACATTTACACGCGACCTGATCCCGTCTGAGGTCATTGATTCAACCTATCCCGACACCCTGGGCATGGGAAAGTTTCGCGCCATGCTGAAAGCTGACCTCCTTTTCGAAAACGACACATTCTATGACTACATGCAAGGCCAAAACGAAAAGGAATACGATGTTGTGATCAAAGACTCAAGCAGCAACTACTATGTATTGAGTTATTTCGATGGCAAACATAAGGGTGTAGACATCCCCGAGACTACTGAGATCGTGCGGGTGACGGCGGACATTACGGCATATGAGGACTCAAGCAGATCCGCAATATGCCAGATCACAAAGATTGCGGCGTAAGGGGGCCAAGGTGGATATATTCAAGGCTTTCAAGACCGACCTGGACGCAGAAAAGAACGGCAAGTGGTTCTCAATTGACCCATGGGGCGATTCTGAGTTCCTGCTTGCATACCAGGGGAACCCCGAGTTCAAACAGTACCATGCTGAGCTGTTGCGACCATATAGGGTAGAGCTGAGTGCGGGAACAATGAGCGAGGAAACGCGCGAAGAGATAGAGACAAAGGCGCTTGCTGAAAAGATCGTGCAGGGCTGGAAAAACGTGCAGAACGAAACCGGGGAGGACATCCCCTACAGTCCGGAAAAAGCCGCTGAACTTCTGCGCGCGCTCCCGCACCTAAGACGGCGCATATGGACGCTGACTGTGAACTGGGAGAATTTCCGTGAGGCAGACCAAGAGGCAGCAATAAAAAACTGATTGAGGTCCTGGAATGGCGTGTGAAATACGGGGATTGCACAGAGCAAATGATCAGAATGCGGAAGCGTTCCGGAAAGCCTGTAGATATCAATCCTCCGGAGCTGTTCCCGGACCTGCAGCCAACCTGGGCCGCGTTCTGCGTGCTCTCGGGCAGCAGAAACATGAACGGGCGTATACCCGTGTCCGAGATCACGGCTTACGGAAAGGAAAACGGCGTCAGGAACCTGCGTGAGTTTATCGACATCATACAGGCTCTTGACTCGAAAGCAGCGGAACTGAGGGAAGAGGAACAAGAGAGGAAACGCAAGCATGGCAGTTGAAGTTTCTGTACTGCGACTAAAGATAGACTCCAACGGCGTTATAACCGGGTCTCGTGAAGCGGGGCGTGGTTTTGACGCCGTGAAGAACAAATCCAGGCAGGCAAGCGCTACTGTTGACAAAGGCACCACAGCCCTGGATAAATTCGGCAAAACTGCAAAGTATGTGCGAGGCATTTTGTACGGGGCAGCGGCCTACACTCTTTACCGTTCCCTTACAAAGGTTGTGGACGCAGCGGCACAACATGAACAGGCAATCGTTAAACTCAATGCAGTGCTGAAGGCAACTGGCGGGGCTGCTGGAATGTCAAGCCAAGCTATCCAGTCGTGGGCAACCGAGACGCAGCGAGCTACCGGGATCAGTGACGAAATGCTGATCAACGCTCAGTCCGTGATGCTTACCTTCACGCAGATCAGTGGCGATGTTATGCCCGCAGCCATGGAAGCGGTCCTGGACACAGCGAAAGTTTTTGGCGGGCTTGACCAGGCAACAATACAACTTGGCAAGGCTTTGAACGATCCTATAGTCGGGCTTACGGCACTGCGCAGAATTGGCCTTTCCTTCAACGAGGAACAGACTGAAATGATCCAGGGCCTTGCAAAGTCCGGGCGGCTCATGGAAGCGCAGCAGGAAATACTTGCAGAGATCAACCGTGAGTACGGCGGTGTTTCGAGGGCTATGGGCGATACATTCACGGCTACGAGGAACAAAACAACACAGGAATTCGGCGACCTGCTGGAAAACATAGGAAAAAATTTAACGCAGAAGGGTGCGCCTTTGTATGTGGGTTTTACATGGCTGAACGAAATCCTGCAGGACATCAACGACAACTTCGAAACCTTTTCCAAGGTTGCAGGCACAGCATGGAAAATCGGGCTAATGGCGATTCCTGGGGCGAGCTCAATTGCAGCATTGAGCAAAGCAGGCAAGAGTGACGCCATGCAAAGCACTTTAGACTGGCTCACTGGAAAATCCCAGCCAGGCTCAAAGTGGATCAATTCAAGCAGCCGGGGCAAATCGGGCGGGGGTGGTGCTACAACCGGAATTACATTGCCTGAAATAACGATTCCGAGTAAAGCGGGCGATCCTTTCCAAGACGTGTTGAACTGGCAGAAATGGGACACCTACGAGCAACAACTTGCCGAGGTGACGATGGGCGCAACAGCGCTTGATATTGAAATGAGAAATGCTTTTGATAGTGTCGGGCAGCTGGGAGATTCTTTTCCAAGGCTTCAAAACGCCGGAACAGCAGCAGCTCAAAACCTGAGCAATTCATTCTCTAACTTTTTCGAGGAAAACCGCAACATGGTTGACGACTGGTCGGACGGGTTCACTGACGCAATCATGCGCGTAACCAGAGATGGGGCGGACGCCTTCGGTGATTTCTTTGATTACGTGGGGCAGAGCATGCTGAGGCTCTATATCAACAAGACTGTCACGCAGCCGTTGTTCAGTGGGATAGAGAGCTGGCTTTCAGGGCGCGCAGCTGGTGGCCCTGTACGAGCGGGGCAGCCGTACATGGTAGGGGAGCGCGGCCCTGAAATCGTGGTGCCGGGATCATCCGGGTCGGTCATTCCTAACCATGCGATCGGCGGTTCAACCGTGCAGATTATTGACCAGCGCGGGGCGAACTCGGCACCGCTGAAAGTCTCAAAAACACAGAACAGCAGCGGCGAAATTATCCGGGTAGTCATTGAGGAAGTCAAGGGCGCTATGGGCTCAGGTGAGTTCGATAGTGTCCTGGGAAACAGCTTCGGCCTAGCCCGAGTGGGCAGGGGGTAAAACATGGCTACCGTATGGCCTGTAGGCTTGCCACAGAAACCGCAGAAGATCGGCTATCAACCCGAGCCTGACGATATTACCCTTCGTTCTGAAATGGAATCAGGGCCGCCGAAAACGCGCAAAACATCATCCCTTGCAATAGACCGCATTAGAATGGTGTTCAGGCTCACAACCAGCACGCACAAGTCAACGCTGGACACCTTCTACGAGACCACCCTAGACTATGGGAACAGCACGTTTCAATGGGATGATCCGGAAAGCGGGTCCACTTATAACTGGCAATTTGCAGCCAGACCAAAACCAATCAAATTCCACGGGGGAGAGGTCAAGGACTACGAGGTTATTCTCGATAAACTGACAGCGGTATAAACAGAGTGGGGGGAGTGGTGGCAGTATCTGCAACATTTACAGCAGCAGCAACAGCGCAGAATACAAGTGAAATTCTGCTGCATTCCATAGAAATCGCCCATGACGACCTGGTCACGCCTTTGCGGTTTGTGAATAACAAAGAGGATGTTGTCCGGGACGGCAACACTTACAGTGGGTATAACTTCGAGGTTTCCATGCCGGAGGATACGCCGGACAGCACCCCTGTCTGTAATGTCACGATCGGAAACATTAACAGGCAGGTCCTGGAAGCGGTTGAAAGCCTGTCCGGAATGAGCGAAATAACCGTAACGCTGTGGGAGGCTCTGCAGGGCACTCCGGACACAACCGAGCGCGGGCCGTATGAATTCAAACTCTATGACATTGATTATGACCGGCGCGCCGTTGTAGGACGCATGTCATATGAGGACTTTCTTAATGACCGATATCCTGCCGACCGCATGTCTCCCTCGAACGTGCCAGGGCTTTTTGGATGAGCGGCCGCCTGAAGATCCCCGAACGGCTTTATCACATTCCCTGGGCGGATTGCGGTAGGGGCTGGAGCGGGTGCGACTGTTACGGTCTGGTCAGGCTGGCCGCATGTGAAATATTCGGGCAGGACTGGAACAGCTGATATTCAAGCATAGCGGAAAATTCAAGCGCGTACAGGAACCGCAGCCGGGGGACCTGGTGCTATTCCGGATCATTGGTTTCAATTCGCACATCGGCCTGGTGCTGGAAAACGACAAGTTCCTGCACATGTGGAAAGGCGCAGGTGTGGGGATAGAGCGCTTTGTGGGGCCGAAATGGGTCCACAGGGTAGAGGGGTTTTACAGACATGCAGCTTGACCAGGGCAAATATAATGTAGTCATTCAAACCGTTGCATTCCAGGCGGCGAAGCAGGAATTTTCTGTAGATCCCGCAGAGCTTGGCCGGCGCGGAATAGCTCAGAATATCGCAGGTATATTACAATTTCTAGGCTTTGACGGCACTTTCAACGGTGCTGTTCACATCGGCGGCAGGATCATCGGGCATGAGCAGTTTAGTACAGAATTCCCGCCCCCTGGGTGTTTGATTCATGTTGTTTGTGTTCCTCAACGCGGTGGTGGCGATGGGGGAAAGGACTTCAAAAAGACCCTGACCTCTATCGCTATCATTGCAACCGCTTCATGGATAGCAGGCCCGATCCTGGGCGGGCACTTCGGGCTCTGGACCTCTGCGAGCATAGCCCGCCCCTTAGTCACAACTGCAATAGCTTCAATGCTGAGCAAGTCCCTGATTGCACCACAGGCGAACGCTGCACCTATGGCGTCCAGGAATGTGCAGGACGGTTCAGGGCGCACGCATTCTATCACCGGGATCAGGAACACGGCGAACCCGAACGGGCCGGTTCCAAAAGTGTTTGGCAAGCGCAAGATGTTCCCCGTTTTCGGCGCTGAGCCATACACGGAAATCAGAGGCAATGACATATATCTGCTGTGCCTGTTCCTGATCGGATACGGCCCAGTAGACATTTCGGACATGAAAATAGGCACAACTGATATTGACGATTACTCGGATGTTTCATACAACACGTTCGAGGGCTGGCCAGACGACTCGGCCCTGAGCATATACACGAACGACACACACTCTGAATCGGTCGACGCTTTGGTGGAAAACGGGACGCCCGTCACCAGGACCACACAGGAAGACACGACCCGGATCAGTGTTGACCTGTGTTTCAAGCAAGGCCTGTTCAGCCTGGCGGCAAACGGCGATCTTTCAAGCGAGACGGTTTCAATCAAGATTGAATATTCCCCGACCGGAGAAGAGGACTGGAGTACAGCTACAACCCTAACAGTGACTGAGCAGGGCAACTCTGTTGTGTGGCGCAACCACACCTGGGACGTAACCTCTGGCCAGTATGACGTAAAGATCACCCGCAATACGGCAGACTCCACAGACAGCACCGTTTACGACACGTTCTACTTTTTCCAGTTGAAATCAATTGCAGCCTCAACCCCTGTGAGCATGGACGGAATGGCCATGGTAGAAATGTGCATCAAAGCAACAGATCAGCTTTCGGGCATCGTGGACCAGTTCAACTGCATTGTGGAAGCGTACCACCCTGAATACTTGGGATCAGCAACAGATATCACTGCTGTCAACTCGACAAACGGCTGGATAAGCTCAAGCACGAATCTGGACACGCTCCTGGATGTTAACGATTACGTACAGGTTTCAGGGTTTGACGAAAGCGCGAACAACTGGAACTACAGACGGGATGCGGGCGCGACCATGGCGAAGGTGGCAAGTGTTGCGAGCTTTGCGGCAACCTTCACGAACCTGGTCACGGTTGCAGACGAGGCCCCTGGAGACACCGTATACCTCTGGAAATATTCCAAGACTAGGAACACTGCATGGTGTTACCTGGATGTAGTCAGAGGCAGGGGCGCGCTCAATCCGATTGCAGACAGCCGTATATATTTGTCAGCTTTTTCCACCTGGGCAACTAATTGCGCAGCTGCAGGCTATAAATTTGACTATGTCTTGACTGGCGAAACGACACAAAAGCAAATGCTACGCCTGATAGCACCTACCGGGCGCGGGTCGTTTGCACTTCGGGACGGCAAGCTCAGCATAGTAGAAGACGTGGACCAGGGCGACGACATCAAGCAAATGATCACGTCCCGGAATTCCTGGGACTCGAAAATCAACAAAAAATTCATTGCACAGCCGCACGCCTTTGACCTCTATTTCGAGAACGAGGACGCGGACTATGACGAGGATAACCGGGTAGTCTATTTCAGCGGGTATGATGAAAACTCGGCTACAAAGTTGGAAAAGGTAATGCTTGAAGGTGTGACCGACCCTGACCAGGTGTGGAAGGAAGGCAGATACAGAGCCGCCATGCTCGAACACAGGCCGCGCACAATCACGACTCACATGGATTTTGAGCACATGCTGATTGACGGGCGCGGGGACCTGGTTCTGTTCAACAACGCCGGACTCGAACAAGGACTCTGTGGCGGCAGGATCACGGCGGTAACCCTTGACGGCTCTAACCGTTGCACTCATGTCACGGTTGACGATGAGTGCGCCATGAGCGGCGGCACAGACTACGGGATCACGGTCAGAAAGTCTGATAACAGCTATGACATAGTTTCAGAGCAGATAGTCACAAATGCGGGAAATCAGACCACCCTGGAATTCACTACGCCCCTGGGGGCTGCTGATCCTCAGCCGGAGGTGGGCGATCTGTTCAGCTTCGGTGAATACGAGTCCGAAACAATCAAGTGTATTGTGTCCAGGATCATCCCTATGAGCAACCGGGCCGCCACCCTGATCCTTGAGGACGAGGGGCCAGCCATATACACGGCTGATACAGGCGAGATTCCAGCTTGGACTAGTTCAATCACTTTGCCGACTGCGCAAAAGCTCAAATACCCGCCCGCTCCGACACTCCTGACCATCCGGAGTAACGAGGAAGTGCTGATCAGGCAGGGCCGGAAGGGCGACTTGATTACACGCGCGCTGCTTTCCTTTGCTCCGCCTACTCAGGCGGGGATTCCCGCAGAATGGTATCAGGCGCGCTGGAAGCGGTCCGATGAAACACAATGGCATAAAGACCCGGCTGTCCCAGCAGAGGCAAACGAGCTGTCTGTAATCGGCCTTGATGATGGCGTTTCCTATGACTTCCAGGTGCGCTCAATTTCTGCCTACGGCCTGGCCAGCGACTGGACCACCTGCAGCGGGGCTTTGACAGCATATACGGTAATAGGGAAATCAACCGACCCGTCTGATGTAACAGGCTTTTCAGTTGCTATTCAGGGTGAAAAAATTCGGAGCTCCTGGACAAAAGTCGATGACCGCGATGTGTCAAATTACATAGTGAGGTATGGTGAGACCAGCGATGATTGGGACGATATGCTACCCGTCAACGAAGACAGCGGAGAAACCGGAGACGTGAGCAGTTTTCTTTCCGATGCGCTTGTAGCAGGCACTTACAAGTTTGCAATCAAGGCAAAAGACACAAGCGGAAACACAAGCGATACTGAGGCAAATGCAGTCCTGGCGATCAGCGTCCCGGAAGATTCCACAGTAACATACGACATAACAGATAACGGCGTGGTGGTAGACTGGGACGACTGCAAGGACGCAAACGGTTTCCCGATCAAACATTACAAGGTCAGGGAGACTGAAGGCGATAACGTTGTGGGCTACTTTGACACCACGCAGTGTTTTATTCCGGCCATGACTGCAGGAACATACAACTGGGAAGTAACGGCCATAGATGCAGCTGGAAACGAAAGCGGCACACCAGGCACAACAGGAGCGATTACGATTTCTGGCCCGAGTCAGCCCAGGGACGACGGCTCTTTTGTAGAGCGATCGCACGTGCAGATCCGCGTAACAGACTGCGAGACGGACTTCGACATTCTACGCTATGAATACAGGCGCGGGCTCACGACACAGGAGGTCGGAAACGCCACA